ATATATAAAGCAGAAATACAATCAATCGCTGAAAAACAAATTGCAGAAAATCAAGCAAAAATCAAAGAACAAGATTTAATTAATAAAGCATCTAAGGAAACCTATGAAGCTAAGCTATCTGCTCTTAAGTCTTATTATGGTGGGTTGCACAACTCCAGTAGCGGTCAAATGCCCACCCTTTCCAATACCTCCAGCACAGCTAATGGAAGCACCTCCGACCAGCTACTTGCTTGTGCCTACACAACGCAACAATTAGTATCGCTACAAGATTGGATTAAAGAACAGGCTGGATTATGAATTTAGATGCTATTGGTATAAACCAACAATGGGAAAAGCCTTTAGAGGATACTTTTGCAAAATATGGAATTAATAGCAAGCAAAGACAAGCCTGTTTTATTGGTCAATGTATGCACGAATCTAATGGTTTTAGAGTATTAGAAGAAAACTTACATTATTCCGCAAGTGCTTTAATGAGAACTTGGCCTTCAAGATTTCCTGATATGGATACGGCTGAAAAATATGCCAATAATCCTGAAAAAATAGCCAATAAAGTCTATGGTGGGAGAATGGGGAATGTTGAAGATAGCGATGGTTGGAAGTATCATGGTCGTGGGCTTATACAACTTACTGGCAAAGACAACTATGCCAACTGCGGATCTGGTCTTAGTGTGGATTTGCTTAGCAATCCTGAATGGGTTATTACTCCTGAATATGCGGCTTTAAGTGCTGGCTGGTTTTGGAATAAAAAAGGCTTAAATGATTTAGCCGATACGATGGATATTGAAACTATGACCAAGCGTATCAATGGTGGCACGCTTGGTATAGATGATCGTAAAGCTAAAATCCGAATGGTAATGCAAAAATTAGCTACTTAATACGAACTACTTTATTTCGTTTTAAAACTTCTTCGTAACGAACTTTTGCAACATCATCTAATTTGCGTAATGGCAATTCTTGGTAATACTTAAACTTTGCCTGAGTTTCTGGAGTTTCAGAAGGTCGAACCCATCCTTGTAATTTCCAGCGTTCTTCAATATCAGTACCACTTGCTGTCCAAATATGTTCATTCATAATCTTCTCCTATTAATATCTTTGTCTGTACCAAAAGTTGTTCTTCCGTGATTTCGTATTCTCTTTCAAAACGCTTTCTACCCATTCCGTGAATACTGGTATTTGCTCCTCTATGGTGATAGGGACATAATGGGATAACAGGGGCATTACTTCTTTTAGAAGTTCGTCTAATGTGATGCAATTCTGCTGGCGTTTCACCAAGCATAAGATGCCTACATAATGAGCATCCCAATCTAGCAATCTTGCCATATAACTCCTTTTGCGATTTATTCATATTTATTCAATAAATGCTGACTTATAGCATAACAAGTGGAAATTTTGCCAAATCTATCATTGAATTGTTCTTTATAAGCATTGTTTTTAATAAAGTTCCAAGCACCCCAACAACGAATATCACCGCCAAGATCATCTACTATACAAAGAACATAAATATCGCAAGGGCTTTTATCGTGATATTCCGCAACTCTTAGCTTTATATTATCTATCCTACTAGATTTAACATCTATTTTTAGTCCATCACTATCTATTAAATCGTAAGGCTTCTTTTTTTGGCTTAATTCAAAATCTGGCATTAAATTAAATGCTTTAGCCACTATAAATTCACCCATAAAACCATCTATGTCTAGTTGATAAGGGTCTTGTTGCAATATTTGCTTATCTTTATTAAATTTCTGTGCATTATCCCTACGAGCTTTTCCAATAAATTTAACAACCCTTAGTTCTTCAGGACTTAGATTTATTCGCATCGCAAGAATATTCTTCTAAACATTGTGCTAATTCCACAAGGTCAATACTTAATTCATAGGCTTGTTGAGTATTATTCTTTAGGCTAGCATCGTGATAAGCTTTTAAAGTTTTTTGCAGTGCAAGATATAGTTCTGCGTTCATTTCTCTTGTGCCTTTCTTAGTATTGCTCTAGCAAAGTCAATAGCAGAACTTCTAGCAGACGCAACTCCAAGCATATCTTCATATACTTTGATTATTTCCTCATCTGTTAGTGTCTTTGCTGGATGGGTATTAAGTCTATCTGCAATATGCTGTAAATAATTTAGTCGTTGTGCGTCAGTTTCAAAATCACCATTTAGATAAAGCCGTACATCATGGTTAAAATCGGATGACTCAATAAATTCTTGTGATTCTGTTTGTCCAACAGTCCAAGCACCTCTATCCAAATCGTGATTTTCATGCCTTAGTGTCTTTGCTAAATGGGTGTAGAGTGGAATACCGCCATCATAATTAACTCTGCTGTCGTGTTTAATGCACATATATGCACCATCTTTTTCAAACATCCACGCTACTGGTTCATTTTTCATTTCTCTTGTGCCTTTCTTAGTATTGCTCTAACAAAATCAATTAATTCGGTATCTTCCACGATGTAATCTGCTTCAAAACCAAACTTAGTAAATTTATCGTGAATTATTTTTAAAATATCCCTATCGCTAATTGTTAGTGTTTTTGCTGGATGGTGAAACTTATGGGCTTTCCAACCTTCTTCTTTGCCAGCTTCAAAACCTTTTTTAAACTGTTCGTCTAGTTCTTTTTCTGGATGGGTGTAAAGTGGTGTTGGGTTGTCATCAATAGATAAAGCACAATCTAAATCAAAAAATACACTTGTGTTATCGCCTACTGCAATCCACGCTACTGGTTCATTTGCGTTCATTGGGTAGATTTTCCTTCTGCTCTAGCGGTAGATTCCAATGATCTCCAAACTTCAATTTTAGATTCAGCCGCCAACATTAAAACACGCAATGTTTCATACATAGCAATAAGTTCTTCAGTATCTAAAATATGTTGTTCATAGCTTTCTTGTGCATAAGCGTAAGCCTCCTTTTCGGATTGTGTTTTTAAATCTTTAGCCATTAGCATAAGTCTAGCTTTTTTAGTTTTTCTAAGCTCAGTATGTGCGTATACCGCACCTTTTAAATTGCCTAATTTTTGAGCATTATCCCTAATAAAATCTAAGGCTTTAAATGGGGAAATATCAGCATCTACCATCGTCATCTTCCTTTTCTACTGTTTTATTTTCTATAGACTGTTCTAGATTGCATTGAATATCTATTAGCAAAGACATAATACCGCCTAAACTTTTGCGAACTTTCCACTTATTTATTTCTGTGCTTGTGTCTTGTTCAAACAAATCACGAACAACTTGGATCATTGCAAAAACTTCATCTAAACATTCGCAAGCATAATAAATGTCATATTCCAACTGTTGCCTATCTTTTTTTGTCATAATCCTCTGCTCCTTAAAGTAGCGTCTATCTTGTTAATAATTTCGAATCGTTGTAGTCCTACTGTATGCAAGCCCAATTCGTTAGCTTTAGCAATCATTAAATTGTCATTAGTTCTCCATGCTTGGTTAGATTGTGGGGCACTACCTGATTGTTTTTGAGCAACCCAAGAGGCATCAAAAGATTTCCAACCCTTAAAAATAATGGTTTCTAAAACATCGGATAAGGACATTTTTGCTATATCAGCTTCTTTAATAAGTCTGGCTAATACTCTAGGGGTTACTGGAGACTTCATCCGTTTCCTGTAAACCAAAAAATCTTTCCATAAATCAACAGACACACCGTCTGGTGGGTCTATGTTTTTAATATGGTTATTGGTTATTGGTTTTTGGTTATTGGTTAGGAGCTGATTCGGTTCTGATTCCAGAGTTGATTTCAGAATTGAATGCTTTTCTGATTTAATTCTGTTTGCATTTCTAGCGGAATCAGCTTTGGCTTGATATTTGGCAATTTCCTCGTCTGCACGCTTGTTATGCCAACCGTCATCCTGTAACTCAAAAAATTCTTGTAGCAAAATTAAAGCTACTGCTGGATTGGATTTAACTCGCCTAGCGACAAAAAATTCATCTGGAAAAGGTTGTTCGGAATGATAATAAAGATCAATCATTCTGCGATATGCCAAATCTTCCTCATCCGTAAGGTGGCTAGTATGGGAAATATAATCCCCAATATGAAACGGATAGTAATTCATAAATCCTTTCATCAAAGGCATCACAAAAAATGTAGGGCAATCGGCGATGAAGCGATTTTTCGGTAATGAACCTAGCCCTACAAGAACTATTATATATCAATTTTAGGAAAGTGTAATACTTTTAAAATTATTTTTGCTTTACCTCCTTTAATGACTTCACCACGCTTTACAGTCAAAACATCCACTTGTGAGTCGTCAGCAAACGCACTAGCTTGAACAAGTGCATCAAGGCATGACTTTATTGAATTGTCTATATCACGAATTCTTTTATCTGTTGCGTACAAAATTATTTCAATTTGCAATCTGGCAGTACCAAGATTTATTTTATTTAAGCTCACTATTTGAGCTACTGACGATTTAAATTCATTAGCTTTAGGTGTAAGAAATCTTCTGTGACCTTTAAAACCCCAATAGGAATTTACGGATGGTGGATATGGAATAAAAAAGGTATACATTTTCTAGTTTCGTTATATAATACTACTAGGTTACAATTTAGTAGCCTACCATGAAAAGGGAGAAATAAAATGGGAATGAATAGAGAAGATGCTTATTACGAACCAGAGGATGATGATTCTGGAGACTTTATTGACCACAGAACTGCTGAATTGTTAAATACTAAAGAATATGATCCAGCTTTAGTTCATCATCTAGCAGAAGCAATTTCTGAAGCAAATCCAGATGACCAAGCAACTATTATTGACTTTGTAAATCAAGGCAACTGGGAAGCATTAGGTCGCAAGTTGTATTATATTAGCCATGAATATATGGAAAAATTTGCTGAATCCCATGCCATTGATGAATACAACTCTGGATTAGGTGATTAAGATGGCTACTTACATAATTACAGAAACTGCCCAAATTACCTTTGTTATTGAGGCTGATACTCAGGAAGCAGCTTTTATTAAGATTGACGAGCTTAATCTTGGTGACCGAAAGGAAATAGCTGAATTTATACGACTTGAAGTTAATGATATAGATTTTTTATAAAGGATAAG